CCCGTCGCCAGCTTCGCGTCGATCATCCCCTGGATGACCGTGTACTCGTTCGACAGGTTCGTGTTGCCGTGGTCGACGACGTCGATACCCATCGTGTCGAACAGGACCAGCGCCTCCTCGGGCTCCAGGCCGTTGATCTGCTCAGTGACCTGAGCGATCACCGCGTTCATGTACTCGCTGAGCTTCTCCGCGCTCGCGCGAGCCTCAGGCGGGATGCCCTTACGGAACTTCTCCTCGTCGATGGTCACGACTACCCGCGGATGGATGGCCTTCTTCACGATGCGACGGATGTCGTTCATGAAGTCGGCGCTCGCGATGACGCCCTGAATCGCCGGTTCGATCGGCGAGATCGCGTAGGGCTCGGTCGTGTCCAGGTCCAGGTTGACCATCATGAACGTCGGCACGTCCAGCGAGATCTTCTCGCCGGCCTGCTCCTGCCATGGAATCAGGCGCTTGCCGTCCGCGCTCGGGTAGAACTTGATCTGGGACACCGCCACCGGCTGGATCTTCAGCGGCAGGTAGGTTTTGTCCAGCACCAGCTCGCCGGCCATCGCCCCGGTCATCAGCAGCTCGCGAGCCCACGTTTCCGACAAGCTGCGGATCGACATGGTGTCGTCGAAGCCCACCGTGTAGTCGTTGAGCGTGTTCAGGCGCGTGATGATCTGCGCAAGGACGGACGTGGCCTCTGGGTTGACCGTGCCATCCGCGTTCTTGGCCACCGCGGTGTACTTGCCCGGGATGCCGGTGCGGACGTAGGCGGTCACCGCCGCGCTCAGGTCCGGGCTGGCCCGCACGTAGTCGCGGATCACCTGTCGCGAGCTGGTGCCGGCCCGCAGTGTGGTGAGGTCGGTGTTTGCCAGCTGGCGGTCGCGCAGCTGCAGCGCCGACTTCGTGCTGGGCTTGGCCGTCGTCAGGTACGACGGCAACGTCATCTGCTTGCTGGGGACGCGCTTGGGCGGCTCCGGCGGCGGCAGATCGGCTGCAGCGCGCAGCCCGACCGCATGCAGAGGCGAGATCAGATCGTCAAACCTCATCCCGGCTCCCGAATCGGTCGCTCACGGGACCACCATGTGCGGCCATATTCAGCTCCTTGTGCTGGGTAGTATTGCTCATTTTGCCATTACGTCATTTCTGCTTCAAGCGGAAGGCGTGAACCATCGTCGTCGGGATCGCGATCGTGGTCCGCCCGACGCCGCGGATTCGGGCTGCCACCCAGGCGTAGAGGTGGGCATGGTGGTAGTGATCCTGCCCGTCCGTTTTCTGCCAGGTGAACACCAGCTCGCCCGACTCGTTGTCGAAGTTCTTGACCCGCTTCATGGAGCAGTGGTGGGAGATCACCAGCTCCTTGTCCTCGCAATCAAGCATCTCGATGTGCTGCTCGCGGATGGTCAGCATGTAGGCGTCCAGCGCCCGGCTGCGGTTCACGTTGACCTGGCGGACGAACGCCTTGCCCTCGTCTTCCTCCTCCTCGCGGTCCAGCACGGTGTGCGTCAGGATGCTCTTGGATCGGATGTACACCGCGGCGAACAGGTTGTCGTCCTCGTTCTGCAGCGCCATGACGGTCTCAGCGTGCGGGCCGGAGTCGATGACCGCACACTCGACGTGCCACTGCATCCGCAGCTGGTGGTACCGCTCGCGGGCCTTGCCCATCGGCACCTGCTCCGTGTGCACGACGACCATCTTCCCGTAGACGTCGACACCCATGATCACGAAGTGGTAGATGTTGCCCACGTCAACGCCCATGACGTAGCTCAGGCCTCGCGACTCAGCCTGCTGCTTGAAGATCTTGTCGAAGTCCGCCCGCATCAAGGTGGCCTCGCTGTCCTCAGCGGGCAAGCCCAACGCGAAGTTCTGGAAGTCTTGCTGGCGCTCGTACAGCGTCGAGGTCTTCACCAAGTAGCTCGCCGTGATGATCGTCGGTGCATCGAACGGGCTGACCTGGTAGCCGGCGGCGACATAGTTCTCGTCCGGGTTCTCACACACGTATTGGCGGTGCTCGGGCATCAGCGACGGCGCCTTACCGCAGTTTGGACAGGCCAGGTAGGCCTCTTGCCAGCGGATGCGCGTCAGCGTCTGCTTGTTGATGCCTCGCAGCTCACCGGTGTAGCCCGGGATCACCAGGTGGGTGTAGTAGTCCGGCTGGAACCAGTGGTTGCAGTGCTCGCACTTGCACATGTTGAAGTGCCGGCGAGACTCCTGGAACGCCTTGTCAATTCCGAAATCTGGGAGGGTCGGCGTGGAAAACCGCTTGATCATTTTCCACTTCGAGTGCGTCAATCGCGAGATGTACTGCGTCAGCACCTCCTGATCGCAAAAGTCATACTCGTCGTGGATAAGCATGTCCACGGGAATCGAAATTGGGGCATTTGAACTGGCGGCCCCGCGCATGTAGAGGTATGAATCCCCAAAGCGCTTGATTTCGTTGTTGTCCGTGGTCTTGTGGACCGCCCCCTTCAGCAGCCGGGACCCGTCGATGATCGGGTCGATCCGGGTCTTCATGAAGGTGCCGGCGAACTTGGCCGTCGGCAGGGTGTAGGCCACGGTGAAGGGGCTCAACATGCTCACGGCGGCCAGGGCAAGGCGTGCGCTGGCCTCCGAAACACCCACCTGGGAGCACTTTCGGACGTTCACCTCCACCGATGTGTCGCTGAGTATGGTCTCCTGGTACTCATGGCCCTCGTAGCTGTAGGGCAGACCGCCCAGGTAGGTGTTCTCGGACACCCACTTGGACATCATCGCGACCGTGTAGCGCTTCAGGACGGCCGTGGTCAGGCGCTCAAGGTGGTCGGTCGTGATTTGGTCGCTCATGCGACCTATTTTCGCAAAATGTCATTTCTGCGCCAGCAAAATCGCCTTGTAGTCGACCAAGAAGGCCTCCGCGGTGGCTTCCGGCAGCCTTTTCAAGTGCCGGATCAGCGCCGTTTCGATGGCCTTGAAGCGCTCCTGGCTGTAGACCTTCTCCTGGGCGCCCACCAGGCGGTCCAGAGTGGCCACGACGCTGTTTGCGACCTGCGCACGCTGGTTCAGCGGCAGCGTATCGTCGTTCAGGACCAGCGTCTGCAGCGACCTCAAGGAGTGGTACTGCAGCAGCAACTCCTCCTCAAGGTTCATCTGCGTCAGCGAGAGGGGCGGCAGGCAGGCCCTGATCTCGTCGTGGAACTGGATCAGCAGCTCGGTGGGGAGCGACTTCCACTCGAACGGCGCCTCCTTCGCCTGCCCATTGTTGGGAGGCGCTATCGACCTGGGTTTTGGTTCATCGGATGACACGTGCTCGACCTTTCAGGCTGTGCATGGATTGCAAACGCTCAACGGCGACGTCCTCCAGGGCTTTCTGACCCAGAACGACTTGGCCAAGGACCTTCTGCTTCGCTGCTTCTAGACCTTCGGCGTTCTCGATGTGGTCCGCCATGCGCCCGCGCTTGGCCAGCGTCATGCCGTCAAGATCCTTGAACGTGATTCCGAAGTGCTTAACGATCAATTTTGTCACCCACCGGCGCACTTGGCGAGTCGACAGGCCAGACAGCTCCGCGGCTCTTTCGATGTTTGTCGTGCCGGCGATGAACTCGCACGCGACCTTCTTGGCGACCTCCCATTTGACCTGGGAGACCGCGGCGCGGACCTTGTACTCCTTGATTGGCCGATTCACGGCCCAGCTGTTTTGCAGCGCGTTGATGCTGCGCTCCTTCACGCCGAGGATCGCCGCGGCGTCCGCGCGGGTGATCTCGTCGGTAGCGATCCGATCAAGGGTGCTGAGCACCTGCGGCAGTCGGTCTCCGTACCGAGTCAGGCGGTACCTGAAGTCCTTCAGCGTAAGACCGAAAGCTTCAGCGGTCTCCTCCTCGGACTTTTTCTTCTGGACAAATTGCTTGTAGGTTTGGTAGAGGCTCATGTCTATTTCCGTGATGTTTCTGGTCGCAATCGCGCCGTGATGAAGTGGGCCTCCAGGCTCAGGCCTACTACTTGGTTCTTCGACAGGCCTGTGAACTCGCTGAGCAACTCGATCCGGTCCCGAGTTTCCTGCGGTACCGTGGTCGTTACTCTAACCGCCTTTGTCATTTTTTTAGCGGAAAGCACTCTAGCCAACAGGGCCTGGGTCAATTTTTGGGGGTCGGAAGTGACTTCCTCAACCGCTTGGGTGATGACCGCCCCCTTCGGGCCGTCCCCCAACTGCGCGATCACACCCTCCGGGACGTCGTAACCGACGTTGCTGACGAGGTTTCGCTTTGACATCGACATCTCCTTTGTTGTACGACATTGTAGAGCGTACAAGTCACTTTCGGCGTTGTTTGTACGTTGAAATGGTGCGTACAAATTTAGGAATTCTGAAAAATTTGTTTGGGAGACCTGGTTGGCCCCGACGACGACAACGCCTCTCGAAGTCACCCCGTCAGTGCCCAGCGACGCGGCGCAATGGCAGCGCCCACGGCAGCGACGGCGCCGCAGACGACGACAGCGGCGACGGCCCCGACGATGACAGCGCCCGATGACAGCGCACCATGACGACGACAGGGGCCGATGACGGCGCCCGCTGCCCTTGTCGTGGTCGCTGTCGTGGTCGCTGTCGTGGTCATGGCCTGTCGGTCAAGCGGGGCAGCATGCATACCCCCTTAAGCGAGGGGGTTATTCTCTTTGTACGCACTGGTTTGATGTGTACATTACGGGTCAGGCGCTGTCCGATGCGCCCTTACCCTGCCCCGATAGGGGTTCACAGAAAGGCCTTTCATCATGTCGACCATCGCCCTCGCTGTCCGCTCCCTTGTCGCCGCTGCCCGTGGCGACGCTGCCACCGCTGCCGCTGCTGGCGTTGCCCAGCTCGCCAGCATGTTTGCCCTTAATGGTGGCGCAAAGAACGCCCTCACCAGTGCCCGCGAGGGCATCAGCGAGGGACGCAAGAGCATTGCCCCGCTCACCCTTGCCGGCCTCGTGCTGGCCCGTCTGGATGCCATTGAAAAGGGGGGCGCCGACGTCGGCGCCCGTCCCGTGAAGGATGGCCCCGACATGAAGGCGCGGCAGGCTGCAGCGGACGCCTATGGCGAGGCGATGGCAACGGCGCTGCTGCAGGCCGTGGCCGATGCAAAGGCAAGCCGCAAGGCTGCTGCCGCTGCCCGTGCCGCTGACAAAGCCCCCACCAAGGGCGACGACAGCGGCACGGGGGACGGTTCCACCCAAAACGCCCCCCAGGGCGACGCCAGCGCGGCCCGCGCTGACAGCACGGTAGGCATTGACCTTGCCCTGATGCGTTGCGCGGGCTTCGCGCCTGACTCCCTGGCCGATGCCATTGCGGCCAACAGCGATGCCCGCGCCGTGCTGTCCGCTGCCCTGGCGATCCTCGCCGCCCGCGACACTGCCGGCACCCTGGCCGGCGTCGCTGTCGCGGCTGAGGGCGCCGCCGCTGCCGTGGCTGCTGCCGCTGCCTCGTCCACGGGGGCCGCCCTGGCATGGCCGGCGCTGCAAGGTGTCGACGATGCCACGG